TTGGAGCTATTGAATAAATAATATCTGCCAAATCTTCTCTTATGCCGACTGTTTGATATGTTTGATATACAGCCATTTTTTATCTCCTTTAAGGTTATTGTTTATAAATAACGCATTAATAAATCTGAAGCATCTTTTGCACTTCCTGATTTTTTTAATGCCTTAAGTTGATTCAACCTAGACTTGGAGTTTAATTCTTCTTTTGTTGACTTAATACCTGACTTAACAAACTTGGTTGGTTTTACTTTTTTAGAAACTAAAGAAGGTTTAGCTGCTTTAGCTTTTTGAAAGTTCATGCCATCCATGATTACATCAAAATATCTTGAATCGTAAATTCTTGCGACATCCTCATTTGAGAATCCTTTAGAACTTAAGTAGTTCATAATATTTGACTTAACTGTAGTACCTTTTATTGGGTCAGCAATTTCTGGATGTCTTAAGTGAAGTTTTTTTTGTTCTTCTCTTAATATTTCCTGAAATTGAGTTTGCTGATGCTCTCTCAATTTTTGCTGTGCTTGTTGTATCGTTTGTTTTCGTTTCTGAATCCTACGATCAACTTTAGCAGCTTCAGTTGGGTCTTCATCCCAAAGTCTATCAAGTTCTTTGGAATTGTAATCATTGTTTATTTCAGCATTCAAAGTCGCCACAAGTGAATTTAAATCTTCCATCTTGGTAGAATACTGGTTTTTAAGACGATCTTCTTCGGATTTAAGCTCTCTTTTTTCAATCGCTATCTCCTCTGTTTTTCGTCTATAGTCGGCATCTTTTTGATAACCTGCTTTTAATTCTTCAAGGTCAACATCAATCTTTTCACCATTAACAATAACTTGGTGTAGATCGGTTGTTTGTTCTTCAATTGCATTTTGATCTTCGGATGCTTCTTCTTCAACTGGAGCTTCTTGAGTTTCCTCTTGTTGAGCTTCAGGTTTTTGTTCAACTTCAGTTTCAGCTTTCGCTTCTTCTTTCGGTTCAACTTGTGCTTCTTCTTCTTGAGATTTAGTGATAACACCTTTTGTGTCCATTAAACCTTCAATATGTTTAGCAGCACCTTGTATTGTTGAGTTTGTCAACAATGGGTTTGAGTCAGACATTAGTCCTCCTATAGTTAAGCTGTCTTATGACTTGGCTTATTTTAACCAGATTGGTTAAAATTTTGTTTTAATTTGTTGTTGTCTAAAATCTTCTAATTGTTTTGAAGCAAGTTTACCTGTTTCAATAACAGTTTGAAGATGTTGTTCAACTTTTCCAACAACATTATAAGCAATCCAAAGTTTTTCTCTGGTATCGCTTTCTTTAGCACCAGTTTTTTCAAGTAGTGCTTCAGAATAAAGTTTTTTTAGAGAATCAATTGCCTCTATAAAAATTTTATTCTCCAGTAATTGTTTGGCTTGGTTGGATCGGCTGATTTCTTCCGATCTCCTTACCTGGTCTTTGGTTTCCATTTAATCCTTGTACCTGTTGGCTGAACATATTAGCAGATTTTTGTGCCTGTTCAAGTATCTTACTGTTTCCAGACATCATCATCTTATCTAAATCTGCATCAGCTTTAATTTTAGCAGTATCTAGTTGTGTGTTATATTTTAAAGCCATATCTTTTATCTTCGCTTCAAAATCTAATGCCATTTCTTGAGATTTTTGTTGTAATTCTTGATACTGAAGTTCAAGATCAGCAATTTTTCTCTTATTCTCTGCATCAATCCTTGTAAATTCTATTTTTTCAATAGGAGTTAAAGGTGGAGGACTAGGTGGAGGCATCATTTGTTTACCGACATCAGGATTGACAAAGTAACTTTCTACATTTTTAAGTCCTGCGTTCTCAATTATTTTAGATAAAGTGTTATACATATTTTTTAATGTAACCATAGGCATCTCTTTACCACCTTGTAATTGAAATGCTTGTAGCTGTCTTTCTAAAATATTATTTAACATCATAATTTGTTGTTCTTTAGATCCAGTTCCTAATCCTACAACAATATTAATATTAAATTTATCTTTCCATTCAGTAGGTCTAACTGGAACATACTGATTATTTAACATAACAATTTTTTCTTTGTCCTGATATTTAATCATCAGTTCAAATATTTTTCTAAATAAATCTTTAACACCTGTTTCGGCAAAAATTCTGGCAATCAATTCTGATCGCATTTGAGTTTGTGTCATCAATGTGTTGACACCAGTTGCAGTTTTAGAATTTAATGTATCTGCATCTAATCCTTGAGCAGATTTTGTAATACCAGTTCTAGCTTCTCTAACTGTATCTAAATAATTAAGCATAGGAAATGCTTGATTAGATATTGGTTGAGCTTGTAAGGGTTGCATAACTTGGTTTGGTGGTTGTTTAGTTCTAACAACTCCACCAGGTCTAGTCGTTAATAGGTCATCCATGTTGACCATTCCATCCATGATCGCAACTCTATTGTTATTAGTTAAATACATATTGTCTAATAACTGACGCATCACAGTTGATTTCATTAATTGTATATCCTCAACTAATTCAGAAATGGATCTGCCATAAAATCTGTGTGGCATTGGAATAGGTGTGATTGTTACAAATGGAATATTATCACATGGCATATTTTCTAAAACCATAGAACCACTATCACCAGCAGAAATAATTTTTCGCAGCTCTGCTATACCATCTTCGTCAAAATCGTATCTTATATAAGACTCATAAATTAAAACTTTTTCTGTAGATTTATCTGTTGCAGAATCAATATTAAATTCATCAATGTTTCTTGATCTGACTATTTCTTCAGTATTAAAAATATCTTCGTCTGACTTTGGTAATGAATTAACTTCTTCTTCATCATAACCCATAGCCACTAAATCTGATCTTGACATTAAAACTTTATGAGAAACAAAATCGGCATCGTCAATTGACTTTGCATTTCTACTTATTAAAAATTCTTCAGGTGGTACACTTTCAATTTTTACTTTACCTGCTTTTTTAGTTCTTTTAATTTTGCAATTGTATAATGTAAAATCTGGTTTCTGAACTTGAGATACATCCACACCTCTAGCTTCGTACTGCTCAATCAATTTTTCATAATCCTCTTTGGCAGACTCATCTTCAAACACTTCTTCTTCAACTTCTTCTATATCATCTTTAGTATCGTTAAGTGCATCCTTTTCGGCTTTAGTTAAATTTTTATAAGTTTCATGTTCTACTGTTTCAGACTCATCATAATAAATTTTTAAAAAACCATTTTTCTCAATCAATGCGTCTTTAAAAAAATTATATAATAATTGAAAGCCATTATTCTCTTTGTAGAAAACATGATTTAAATAAGCAGATGCTTGTTCGGCAAGAGGTACATCTTCGGCTGTTACAGGATCGCAACGAACCACATTATCACTAGCTGTGAAAACTCTTAATAGATTAGGTAAGATACTTTCTACAGTATCAGAAACATCAGTTGACACCACCTGTGAACGACCATCTATTTCTGTACCAAGTTTATCACCTAAATAATATTCTAAAGATTTTCTTCTGCTTTGTGAAAGATGACCACCTAAATAACCTAAAGCATTGTCAATTTGATTTGAAAGTAAACTTCGTAATTTAGGGTCTGATAATTCTATGATTTTTTTTGCCATATTAAACTATATAATTCGTATCTACACTTATCGGTTTAGACCAATCACTTCTGGTAACTGGTTCTACGATTGCTCCATATCGTATGCTATCACAAAAGTGTGATGACCAATTGTGTAGGGGTTTATTCCTAAAACAATTATTTTTTTCATCCCATCGTTTGCAATAGGACTTTAATGCTTCTATGAGCTTTTTGCAATTGTTTTTATGAAAATAACAATTCGGCAACATTCTCCTTACTTGCTCAATACCATCTTCAATACTTAATTTTGGAGCTATGTCAAACTCTAAACCTAGTTCCTTTGCTGTTTCCCACCTAGATTTATTTGTGCCAATTTCTCTAACTCTAATATCATGAGGAGCAATATGCTTTGAATAATTATAATCTTTGTTATCAATCACATTTAGATAATGCTCTAATCCCTCACCTGAATTTTCATAGCAATCAATTATTCTAATCTCACTACCATGTCTTTGAGCAAATGTAATAACTGTACTATCGTTCATTCCTAGATCCCACCAGGTTTCAACTTCTAAATCCTCATCTATGTCAAAATTTTTAATATTACCCTTTTGATCTAGCTCCTCCATAATTTTACCAAAATAAGATCCTGATATACCTGCTTGAAATGAACACTCAAACTCTTGAGCATAACTTTCTGGCGACATCGTATCTTTTGCAGCTTTCAATTCTTCGGCAGCGATAATCTTGGTTTCACTAGCTTTAAACACTTTGGTAAACCACCCTTCGGTATGTTTGGCTTTTTCATGTAAATCAAAAAACCAGTTTCTTCCCATCGGTGTTCCGATAAATATGGCAAAACCATGTCGGTCAGAAAGAGCAGGTCTTAAGATGGTATCAAAGAGGTCTGGCGAAAGATTTTGTGTTTCATCGCAAACTATACCATCAAAATACTGTCCTCTGATTGCAGCACTATTCTCACCTCCAATAATTTGAATACGACTATTATTTACAGAAAAGTCCACCCTTAATTCAGACTCATTGAATTTTGTTCCTGGTATGGCAGCAGAGAATTGTTTGAGATAATCCCATGCAGTTGATTTACCTTGTAATCTAAATGGCGAAATAAAGGCATATCTTGGATAAGGTTTAGTGTTCGTCAAAGCAGCTTTGATTAAGTGGTTTATGGCGAAAACTGTTTTACCACCTCTCCGGTGAACTATGACAACATTAAATCGGTTCATGTCGCATTTTTTGTGCAAAAAATTTTGGATTTCTCTTGGTTTGTAAGGAATAACAATTTGTTTCATTTTATAACAAAACCCCCCTAGTGAATTGTAACATTATCATCAGGATAATCTGTTGGTAAAACAAATTGTGTTTTTAAGAAGTCAGAAAAGTCAGCAGCTTCATCGTCATCTTGAAAACCCTGAAAGTGTGTAATCACTATTGGTTTTTTTGTTTTTTTATCCTTCATTATAAAGATTATTGTTTTAAGAAATCTATCATCCATTTGTGTGTACCATACATTAATTTTTATTTAGCGACACAAGTAAAATCAGGCAACCCCAACTAGAAAACCCCCATGTTCGCACTTTGTTCTTCGTAAATCTGTTAAATTATTACTACCGATAATTTATGATTATCACTAATAATATTATTATTGTTGCAACCATGCAACATTGTTGCATTTTTGCCACAATATCATGTGTAATAAACTAATTTTATGTGTGTTTGTTTTGCCACAACTCCAATAAAATCAATACTTATTAAACAATTAGTAAACATTTGTTACCTATTTATTTGCTCCAGCTTATGTTTAAAGGTTGTTTATCATCACCTTTAATAGTTAATTCTGCAGCTTTTCCATACCTTTTTGATGCAATCTTACTAGCATTCCATTGAGCTGAAGCAGTTATAATCTTATAAAGATTAACCAAGTTCTGACCAGCTTTACCATCTAAATCACCTCTCTCAATTTTATCTTCTAATATTTTCCTTTTATCTTCTAGCTCTGATAATTTTAGATCCACTGCTAACTCTTTTGATTTCTGATACCTTAACATTAATGAGTCATCAGCTATTAAATAGTTTCTAAAGTTTGACCAAGTAATATCAACATCATCTTTTAAAAAGACTTCTCTAATAGTAAAACCATCTGCAAAATAATCTAGAATTTTTTGTGCTAGTTTTGTAGTTAATTTTTTTTTTCTTGCCATAGTAATTTGGTGAGTCTGTCAGTTATAGAAAGGAAAGAAAAGAATTTGAACTAACAGACTCAATAGTTATAACCTAATAATTTAGCATCTAAAGAGGGAGCTAAATATGTGATATTTATACCACAACATGTGGTATATTTACAAGTCAAAAGGCATAGGTTTTTTACTAAATGTTCGCTTGTCAAGAGTAATAGGATTTTGTTTTAATTTACCATCAAACATTAACTTGTCTATTATTCGTTGAACAGTAAACGCACCAAAACGACAATTAAACACTATCCAACGCATCTGATCCACCGACAGCATCCCAGACTCATAATCTTGTTGTATTTGTAAAACTATTTCAATTTTTTCGCCAGTGGTGTAGTCGTTGGAATAGCTTAATTGTAAAGGTTCATTATTATAGTAATAAGGTTCTTCATTCATTTTTTAAAACCTTTAAACCCTTTCTTATAAGATATAGTATTGTTAAGGTTAGTATTGTTCTTCTTAATATTAAGTAAATTATACTTACCCCCCTGCTTATTTAATAAGTAGTCAGGTGCTTGTATTTTAGGTAGTCTTAACTCATATTTATTGGCAGAGGTCTTTCTGTGGATAATTAAGTATTCTTTCTTAATAAGCTCATTTTTGGCTCTTTGTAGTGTAGATAAACACATGTCCAATTTTGTCATTAATGTGGCATTTCTCAACACCCTAAATTTTGGCGATAAATACCTTAAATAGACAAATAATGCTTTTGCCTCCTTGCTCAATCCCTCATCAACTATTAATTGATTTGGGATCATGGTAAACCCTTTAGTAGTCATAAATTCTTTCCTTTGTGGGTAAGTGTTTTATACTTAATCATTTTACAATCAATCAGAACATTTAGCGAACATAAATTAATTTACACTCTAGGGTTTTTGTACTTGCTTAATAATACAAAAGTTGTATAAATATTGTATGTTTAACGAATCAAGAAAAGGAGAGAAACATGACTAAAAACTACGCAAGTGAAAGATATATACCAAAGCAACTAAATACTAAAATAAAAGAAAACGATCATTTTGATTTTTTTTGGAATAATGACAATTTAAAACCATCTTGTATTGCTTTTCCTAAAAAAGGTAAAAACAAATTATTTTGGTATAGATTTAAAAATGTTGAGCATATGAATAAACATATAAACAATGTTTTAGAAAATGCTAAATCCAGAGAAGAAGAAAAAGCTAAATATAAAGCTGAAAGACTTAAACCTCACACATTAAAAGTTGGAGATGTTTTATATACTTCTTGGGGTTATGACCAAACTAATATTGATTTTTATAAGGTTGTTAAATTAGTTGGTAAAACTTCAATTAAACTTTGTAAAATGACAAATAAATATTATGAGTCTGGTTGCAAAGCAAGTGATAAGGTTGTTCCAGGTGATGTTAAAGAAAATGCAGAACCTTTTTTAAAAAGAGTTAATGGTAAAGATAACCATGTAAATATCTCATCTTTTGAATTTGCTAGAGTTTGGGATGGTAAACCTAAATATCAAACTGCTTGGGGGTATGGACACTAGACCGAAACACCCTCAATATTGGGGGTGTCTTGGGGTAAATCCCCAACTGATGAGGTCAGAAACTAAAAGAAAGGTAATATGAAAGCTAAAGACATAGACATATATAAGATATTTAGCAAAACCTTTAAAGGTCGTAAGATGTTTGGCTTTATGGGTTTTGGTGAATTGAGTCTTATGGACAAAGTTGAAAAGCCAATAAGACAAACAGAGCAAATAAACAATGAAGAAAATGTTTTAAATGATGCTCTTGATTATAAAATAAATAAATGGGGGTTTGATAAAGAAGACATAATTGAGCTGCCAGAGGATTTAATAAACAAACTTAATAAGGGGGAATAATGAAGTGTTTAGATTGTGGATGTGATGAAGGTACTCTTTTAAAAGAGTTTCAAGAAAACCCAGATGAAAGTTATAGTTGGCATGATTTGGCAATGATGACCGAAGTTTGTGTAAGTTGTGGAAGTGAAAATATAAAATTAGAAAAGGAGGAATAATGCCTGAACTAAAAGAAGAACATTTTGAGGTTATTGATAAAAATAAGCAAAAAGTCTATCAAGAACAAAAGGAAATGAGAGAAGAAACTATAGAATATATAGGTTCTTGCTCAATATTTGACTTGCAAGAGGTATATAAATTAATAAAAAGGTTAAAGGATAGGAAATGAAATTAAATTTAACAGAAATAGAACAAGTAAAGGTTTGTCTTTATATGATTAAAAAAGACAGATTAAATCCAAAATCACTTTTTAAAACAGATATAGAAAATTTATATGAAAAATTTTCATCTTTTTTAAAAGAGCAACAAAGTAAGGTTAATTGTGAAATCAATGTCAAAACTAATACAAAGATATAAAGTTTGGAGTCTATATTATAGATCCGAAATAGTTTGGTTCTTGGTGGGTCTAGCAATAGGAATAATTATATTTTAATGAAAGATAAATATAAACTTACAAAAAATGATTTGCATAATCTCAAAAGGTTAATGCTAATATATACTCTTGAGGGGTCTAAAGCCAAGAATGGAGTCTATTATAATAAATATAGAAATTGGAAAGGAAAAGGTCAATTATGCTTGAAACAATTATTGCAGTAGAGATAGCTTTATTAATATTTTATTATGCAACAAACTAAAAATTGTAAAATCTGTAATAAAAAATTTATAGATAAATCAAAAGGCAAAACAAAAAAATATTGTTCAAGAAAATGTTGTTTAACATTTTGGCGAATATCTGGAAAAAGAAAAGAATCTTTAAAAAGATATAGACAAACCAAACATTGTAAGGAACAACAAAAAAAATATGCTTTGTCTAAAAAAGGTATAATTAAAAGAAAAGAAAGAGCCAAAATACTTTGGCAAAATGTTAAATTAGCTAGAAAAATTAAAAAATTAAAAGCTAACAATAAAAAAATTTCTAAAAAACAAAAAAATCATTTGTTAAGATTTGATAAATATTTAATAGGAATTGCAAAATGTCAAAGAAAATATAGACAAAATCCAGAGGTTCTTAAAAGAAAAAAAATATCAGATAAAAAATATATTTCTAATCCTATCAATAAAGAAAAACAAAGATTATATAGAAAAAAATACTACTCAACTTCACAAGGTAAAGCTAAAATGAATGCAAAAACTAATAAAAGGAGAGCTGCTAAATTGAATGCAATTGTAGCTTGGACTAATCTTGAAAAAATAAAAGAAATTTATAAAAATTGTCCTAAAGGTTATCATGTAGATCATATTGTACCATTACAAGGTAAAAATGTTTGTGGATTTCATGTAGAAAATAATCTTCAATATTTAATTGCTAAAAAAAACATAAGTAAAGGTAATAGATATAGTGAATGAACATATATGGCGATTATAGAATTTGTTGTAAATGCCAAATGAAAGCAGATGTGGTTGAAAAAGGTAAAAATTATTGTGCTGATTGCTGGTTTAAATATTTTTCTGGCGAAACATTGGAGCAATACGAAAAAAGAATAAAACAATTGAATGAATTAAGGAAAGATAAAAAATGAAAAAAAGTAGTGCTTTAGCTTATGTAGGACATAATGAAAGAGGTGATAGAGAAAAAGATGACTTTTATCCAACACCACCAGAAGCGACTCAATCATTATTAGATAGACAAAAATTTGAAGGTAATATTTGGGAATGTGCCTGTGGTAATGGTGCTATGTCTAAAGTAATGATTGAACAAGGTTATGATGTTTATAGTTCAGATTTAATTGACAGAGGATATGGAAAAGTTGGAATAGACTTTTTACAATCAGATAAAAAAGTTGATAATATTGTCACAAATCCACCATTTAATTTAGCAACAGAGTTTACATTAAAAGCATTTGAATTGGCAAAACATAAAGTTGTTATGCTTTCTAAAATATCTTATTTAGAAGGTGTTAAAAGGAGAGAACTCATATTTAATAAAAATAAATTAGAAAAAGTTTTAATTTTTACAAGGAGAGTACCATTTAAAAAAGAATCAACGCAAAAATTGGCAGGTGGTCTTATGGCTTTTGGTTGGTTCATTTATGATGTTAATTATAATGGTAAACCTACAATAGATTGGATATGAGATATTTAATAATTTTTATATTAGTTTGTGGTTGTAGCTTAAAAGATTATGACCTTAACCCAACAACAACAGTATTTAATCAATTAATGAAAGGTATAAATGGTAAAAGTAAACCTAGATCCGAATGATGTAGAACTAGCTTATACAATAGCTCAAAAGAGATTTATTGGTAATTTAAGAATGAATAAAGGTTTTAGCTATGGATATGACAAGAACCTTAAAAATCAGCTCTATGATGGCTTTTTAGGGGCATTAGGAGAGGTTTCTTGGGCGAAATGGACTAACTCCTACCATAATGCGTCTTATACCGATAATTTACAGAGATATGAGGATTCTGACTTTCAAGACAATATAGAGATAAGAACACAAAATAAGAAAGCATATAATTTTTTACTGATTAGACCAGGTGAAAAGAAAGGTAAGTATATTTTAATAATTAAAAATGATGATAAGGATTTTAATTTTAATATTGTAGGTTCATTTATTTATAATGATGATTTACCACCTGAAAAACTATCTAATTTTGGTTATGACCATAGACCTGCTGCTTATAAAATTGAACTTAATGAACTAACACCTATGGAGGACAATGAAAGACAAGATAAATTTTAAAATTTTTAAACCTTTTGGCTCATCAATGGCAAGAGCTGAACTACCTTTAGAATTATTAAAAGATTTTAAAAACGATTTAAAAAAAATAAGAGCTGACAAAAAGAAACAAAAAGACCATGATTGGGGAGAAAGATTAGTCGGTCATGTAGCAGAAGAATATTTAATTACCCCAGAAATTATGCTTAAATGGAAAGCAGCTTTTTTTGATCCGATTATAGCTTCATATACTAACGCACATATAAAACATAAAATTAAAAGTATTTTAATTAATAGTGCTTGGTATGTTGTATCTAAACCTGGAGATTATAACCCATGCCACCGACATTCAGAATATGTTTATGGTAATCCAAACTTAAGTTGTGTTGGATATTTACAAATACCAGATTCAATGATTCCAACAGAAAATGCAAAACAACATAATGACTTTTCAGGTCAAACAGAATTTATAGAGGGTTCTGAAAATATGTTTGCCGATGTTAATTATAGGGTTATGCCAGAGGTTAGGCAGTGGATCTTGTTTCCGAACAATTTATCCCATGTTGTGTACCCATTTAATAGTACCAATAAAGATGATGAAAGAATATCGTTTTCTTTTAATGCAACAATAAATTTTGACACAGATAATGCACCCACAAATTGAAATTATCTTGTATAGTATTTTGACAATTTTTGTATATTTTATATTGT